CAATGTTTTGCTGCCTGTGGAACATTCCATTTCGCACAGAACAACATCTCCATTGCTTCCCTAGTTTCAGGTCTCATAATAATCTTTTTCTTATATAAAGAAAGATGTTATCAAGAAATGATGCAGGTGCTATATTTCCTGCAATAACACACCGATTATCAACAGTAGAAGATGGTACTTGATGATTCTTATCTCCATCAAATACAATCAATTCACCAGACGAAACATTAATAATTTCATCTTCTATAATCAATGGTGAAGAACCTTCAGGTACATTGACATAATAAACAAATGTCATTGGATAAGGTTCATGACTATGCTTTCTAGCACCTTCACCTTTATTATACACTACGCCCCAACTAATAGCAATCTTATATTCTGGAAATAATGTTTTCATCCAGTCTACAAGACCACGTATCTCTTTTCTTTTATGAATATTAAAGGTAGTTCTTTTACCAGTACCCTCAGATATATGGTATTTTTTAGATCCTTTAATTAATGGATATAGTGTTTTATTTAATTCTATATGATCTGGATACTTAGTAGAACTTATCATAAGTATTGCGTTGTACTTCAACTACAATAGCATCCATAATCCTATCAAAAGATTTTGACATCTGACGATATCCAGATCCAACGTACATTTGTCCAGCAAACACTGATACGGTTGCTGCACCCCAAAAGATGTAATACCACCTAGACTTAACTTGGTGTCTCTGTTTTTTGCTCATTTGCTCCATCATTAATTAATCGATAAGTACCTTCTTTGTGGGAATGTGCTACTCCCAATTCATGCATTTTAGCATGTTCGTCAATAGGGTCACGTAAATCTTTTTTTCCTGGTCCTACTGTAAGCCATAGTCCATATCCCATGACAAAGAACAATAGTCCTACGATAATGAATACTATAATCATTTGAATTGACACTCCACCATAATTTCGGTTAATGCTGCAAGCATATTTATCTCTTGATCAGCAACAAATGCTATTTGATACTGGTACTTCGCAATAATAAGAACGGCAGCAGGAATAGTGCCAGGGACAAGGGATTCGTATAGACTATCGTAAATGCGACGAAATAGTACAGCAGTATCATTATCCATATTACTAACGACCCATTTCCTAACTTCTGGGAAATTTTTCGCTTTAAGATTTTTAATGAGATCATCTACTGCTACATCAGAAAATGCTGCTAATATTCCACTATCTATTTTACCACTTACAGAATATCTCTGACACTCATTTAATACTCTTCTCCAATCTGGAAAATGCTTATTAATGAGTTCTGCAAGTACTTTCTTATCAGCATCAATACGTTCTGTATCTAAGATTGTATTGAGTCTTTTAAAGAATTGTCCTGCGATTTCTTGTCTCTCTTTTCCTCTAATTGAAAACTCGATAACAGCACACCTTGAGTGTAACGGTTCGAGGATTTTATTCTTGTAGTTGCAGGTGAATATGAATCTACAGTTACCTGCAAACTCTTCAATAAAGGCTCTAAGAAGAAGCTGTACGTCGTTCCCTGTGTTATCTGCCTCATCAATGATGATGACCTTGTGCTTCGCTTCCGAAGACAACGATACAGTAGATGCAAAGTTCTTTGCGTTGTTACGTACTGTGTCAAGGAATCTCCCTTCGTCCGATCCATTGATGACATAAAAATCAACCCCCAGTTCGTTGCAAAGTGCCTTTGCTACTGTGGTCTTTCCTATGCCTGGAGGACCAGCAAGTAACATATTAGGTATTTCTCCTTTATTTAGAAATTCCTTAAATGTTTTCTTAATAGTGTCAGGAAGAATACAATCGTCAATTGTTTTGGGTCTATATTTTTCAACCCAAATAAAATCACTCACTTTTTAAATACTCCTAGAGAGATAAGGACGGTCATAGTAATAACCGTCCAAAAAATAATGTACCAAGTCATAATTTAATTAAAAGTTGAATCAGGTTCTAAAGCAATATAATACTTTAGATCATATTGACTATTCTGGAATCTTGATAAAAGTTTAGATGAAACAATTACATCATAAGAACCAGGAATAATTTTTATATTCTCAACCTTAAAATTGAAAGTAAATTCTTTATCAGTTTCGCCAACAACTATAGTATACTCATTAGATGTATCATTCTTCTTATCACGTACAACTAATTTAACAACACCTGAACCACCAATAACGGATAAGTCTGGTAATTGATATACTGCTGCTGCCTTAAGAAGTTTTTCTAAAGCAACCGTTTCCAATTGGAAATGTACATCTTCAGAAGGAAGTGTAATCTCCTTCTCAGGTGGAGAAATAATTACTTGTGGATCTGCAAAGAAATACTTAACTCTTCTCTTACCTTCACGAATAGTTAAATAAGAATCTTCTTTAAAATCCATCTCAGGATCTTGATGCAATCCTAATCCATTTAGAAACTGATTAAGATCATAGATACCAAAATCACGAGGAAAATCTTCCTCTATATTTGCTTCAGCAAGAATATTCTTAGCAACAGAAATAGTACGAAGTTGGTTACCCTTTTTTACTAAAATAGAGTTATTAATACCAGCAAAATTTTTAAGGATTGTGAGAGTTTTGTCAGATAAATTCATTGTTGTAGGTCTCAGTTTCATTTTTAAGGCATGTTATGATCAATGTTTCCACTGGTCATTTTTGGTTTGCCGTAGTGTTCATCAAAATGTAGTAATAGCATAGCATAATGTATCACTTTCATCAAGTCCTTCTTATTTCTTCCATCCTTACTACCATAACGACTACCATACTTTAAGATATTTGCCTGACAAAAATCAGATGCAAGATCTCTAGAAGCCATCAAGTCTATTGTCTGAACATTACGATACTCATGTTTAGTACCTGTATAATGTCCATTATAAGTACCTGATACATAATCTTCAATATCTTTTAAAATTTCTTTCTCATGATATTTGTTCCTGCTGTCTGTCATTTTTGCAAGTTCCTCCTTTGCTGCTTGTTGTGTCCACCC